ACTGGTACTGTTACAGCCGCTACCGTAAACGTCACAGGAACACTGACGGCTGATACAATTACTGGAGGATCGTACTAATGGTTATGTTAAAGGATCAGGCACAGCCCTACGGAGCCACAGGCTTTAACACTACACTGCCTACACAGGCTCCTGTAGCTGCTCCTACTACTGTAGGACTTACTGGTATGCCTTCTGCACCTAGCTCAGTAGGAGCTGGTCAGGTTGCTTTAGGTGGCGTTTTAGGTGGTTTATTTGGAGGTGGTATAGACTTACAGAATGTTCTAGCCACTGCTGGTCAGGCTTATCTAGGTCAAGAAGCTATCTCTGCTCCTTACGAGGTAGGTCGTGCTGGTTTAGAGATGGCAGAGCAGGTAGGACAGCGTGGTGCAGAAACAGCAGCATTTAAACCCTACACTGTCACTAGCAACCTGGCACGTGTTGGCACAGATCCTTCTGGTGGCTTTACTACACAACTAAGCCCAGAGCAACAGGCTTTACAGAATCAAATCATGGGACAAGCTGGTGGGTTCTTCAGTCAACTACAGGCTGACCCTGCTGCTGTACAGGCTGGTATCTACGAAGACATTAGAGCCACACAGCGCCCTGAAGAGGAACGTCAGCGTCTAGCATTGGAAGAGCGTATGCTGTCACAAGGCCGTTTAGGACTATCCTCTTCTGCCTATGGCGGTGCATCACCTGAGCTACTGGCTATGGAGACTGCACGACAGGAGGCTATGGCACGGGCTAACTTAGGTGCTAGACAGCAGGCATTGGCAGAGCAACAACAAGCTGCTGGTATTGCTGGTGGTCTGTTGGGCGCTGGTTACATGCCACAGCAGCAAGCACTGTCGTTGCTAGAGGCTAGTCAGATTCCTGCTGGATATGCTGATATTGGTCGCAGACAAGGCGCTCAGTTCCAACAGCAGGCTGGTTTGGCTGGTATTGAATCGCTGTTGCAAGGCTCTAGTGTTGCTGAAGCAAACAGATTAGCTCAATTACAGAATTTACAAACAATTTTAACTGGTAGACAAGACCCCACAACTGGTAGCTTTGGTGGTGGTTTGTTAAGCAGTATTCTAGGCGGTAGAGAGTCTACTCAAGATATGCTAACACTGCCTACAACAGCTACTGACTCTTTCTTAGGCGGTAGTGACTTTTTAAGCAGTATTTTCTTACCTGAAGTAACTAACCCATACGATACAGGTTCTTTGTTTAGTGGTTATGTTCCACCAGCTATTCCATCACCAGGACAGCAAATAAACTTAGGCAACATACAAGCCCCTGATGACTTTGGTTATCAACTTTAAGGAGACAGAACAATGGCACAACCAACAGATTTAACAGGAATGCTCACAGAAGGCTTATTCCAGCCTACTCAGCAGGCTGTTCCGTCTTCTTTAGCAGAAGCTTCGATGAGACTAGCACAATCAGCAGGTACAGGGCTGCGTAGAGGCATAGGCGCTCTTACTGGTGCTGATACACGCACTAACCAAGAAGCGGCTAGAGCAGCTATGCGTGGTTTAGATATTAACAACCCAGCAGACCAGCCTAAGCTTCTTGAGATTGTACGAAAGTATGCCCCAGAAAAAGAATCTGCACTGGTGGCGCAGTTTGCACAGCAAGGTAGGGTCAGGGCTGAGAAAGAAAAAGCGCAGGAACTAAAACAGTCCCAAGGCGCGGTGTTTGCTTCTTATGTAGATTCTACTTTTAACAACCCAGAACTTACGAAACTAGCTGCGGGAGGTGTATTAACGCCTAACAATTTAGACTCTTTTATAAAAGACACATCTAACGCTACCATACTAAAGGGTAGTACTTTCACAGTCAGGGATGAAAAAGGCAACAACTTTACAATGATTCCTACTTTGAATAATAAAACTGGGAAGTTGGAAAATAGCTACTCTCCAATAGGAAATGCTCCTTCTAATCCTATAGGTAAAACAGTAGTAACTGGTGGAGAGTTTGCTCAGACTGCGGGAGAAGCCCAACGACAAACAATTGAAACAAAAGGTTTAGAAAGGCAAGAGGCAAAATTCCAAGAGTTAAAGGTAGCCGCTACTGACTCTATCCCTACTTTGAATGCTTCAAAAAACAACCTTGATAGAGCGACTGCGTTGTTAGATTCTGTTTCAACAGGTGGCCCTGTAAACTTAGCAGGCACAGGTTTAGAAAACTTTTTTGGTGTTAAAGGAGCAGATAAAGCAGAGTTAGAAATAATCTTAGGGCAGGAAATGTTTAAGTCTTTGAAACCTTTGTTTGGCGGTGTTATTTCTGAAGGCGAAAGACAAGCTATTGTGGATATCTATGCTAATTTAAAGAAAGGCAACACAGCAAACAAAGGTATATTAAAAAGACTGAAGCAAGAACTCAATGACGGGATAGTTAAGGCTAATTTGTATCAAAAAGCAGACAACTACGAAGAGTTTAAGATAACTGTTAAGCAGATGTTTCCTGAAGAAGCACCCTCTAAAAGAAGAGTAATTGTGTTTGGACAAAGAGATGGTGAAAACAATGAGTGAGTCTGAAGTAGTATTACCTAACGGCAGAACAGTAATTATGTCTGGGTTGCCAGAGAACGTGACAGAAGCGCAGATTAGAGAAGAACTTTTAGCGCAGGGCGAGGCTACTATTGACGAGTTTAATTTTCCAGAAACTTCTCCAGAAGCTGAAGAACCTAACTGGTTAATGAGAAATTTAGACTTACCTGCTGGTATTGCTCTCTCTATAGCTGGTGCTAAAGCAGGAGTACCTTTTGGCCCTGCTGGAATAGTGACGGGCGGTATACTAGGAGGAGTTACTGGTACATTCGCAGGTTCTTTACTATCTGACGCAGTTTCAGAAGACGAGTTAGATTTTGCAAAAGCAACAGAAGAAGCTTTGTTCTCTGCTGGTTTTGATGTAGCTACGTTAGGCGCTGGTAAATATGTAAAACCTGGATATTTCGCAGCTAAAGAAGCTTTAGGATTTACGCCAAAAGAAGTAGCAGCAGATATTATTAGAACGGCAAAGCAAGGACAAGAAACAGGCACTGTAGAATCTCTAAAAGCTACTCAAGAGATTCTTCAAGAAAAAGGCGCTAGTCTTACTAGATTTCAAACTGGACAAGCATCTGCTATAGAAGTTTTCTCAGAGAAACTAGCCAATGCAGGTATTTTTTCTGGAAAAGAAGTAGCAGACAATGCTATTAAGGTTAATGCCGCTGCACAAGAAGCTTTGAACGACATTGCTAATAAAATTGACTATACCACAGGAAACGCTCCCGTGGACATAGGCGAAGCAATGATAGATGTCGTAACCGCTGGTAAAAAAGCTTTAAGCAGTACTTATGGAGAAGGGCTAGATCAAATTAGTTCTAAAGTAAGAAAAAAGAAAGTAAACACATCAGGCATAAAAAAGCGTCTCCAACAGTTCGTAAAAGACAATAGCGAGATAACACAAGGCTATGTAATAGAAGACGGTAAGAGAGTTTTAAAGAAAAAATCAGAAGTTTTACTAAACGGTGCTACTGAAAAATACATAAATGAAAATATTAACGGTATTTTAGAGTTGAGTCAGATGACTGCTGAAGGTCTGTTGCGTTTAGATAAAAAAATAGCTGCTGATATTAGACAGTTTGGTGATGTTCGCTCTTCAAACTATAACTCTGTGGCTGATAGAGAGATGGCAGAACTTACTAATATTTTAAAAGACTCCTTTATAAACACGCTCAAACAGGCAGACCCTAAAGTAGCGGAAGAGTATGCTGCTTTAAAAGCTGCTTACAAAGAAGGAATGTCTGGTCTGCTACCTGAAGTAAATAAAAACTTGATAAAAAACGCTGAATCAGGTTCTTACGATGCGTTAGGAAAAATGTTAGTAGATCAAAAAAACGTAAGTAAAATTAACAACTTTATGAAAAGTATAGATGAAGCTTACAAGCAAATAGATAAAAGCAAAGAAGGTGTTGCTAATATTGCTTATGCCACAGCGAAAGACGCAAAACAAGCTATAAAGCAAGGGTTTTTGGCTAGTACAGTTCCTAAGCTTAATGACAAAGCATTTGATATACAAGAGTATTCTAAACTAGCTGCACAGTTTTCTAAACCATCAGAAGCGGCTCGCTTAAAGTCAGTAATGGGAGAGGACTACGGTAGAGTAAAGCAAATATTTAATCTATTTGCAGAGGCTTCTAAAAAACCTGAGAGCAACGTAGGTACTCTAGTTCTCCGTTCTAAAGAATACGGTGCTTTAGGTACTTTAGCTTTAGGAGCTACTACTGGAGGTGTGGGAGCAATAGCTGCGGCAGGAGCTGTACTGGCTAGTCCTATTTTTCTGGCTAAAATGGCAGCAGACCCAAAAGCAGTTAATAAATTATTAGCTTTTGAGAAGATGACTTTTAAAAACGATGAACTTAGGGAGAAAGCTGCTGCTTTAATAGTTAGTGATGTAGTAGATAAACTTACTGAGGAAGAACAACAAGAGGTAAAAGACTACTTCAGAGCGCAGTAACAAAAAAGCCCTGTGCAGTCATCTACACAGGGCTTTTTAGTACCTACAACATCTACACTATCTCACACGCACCACCTACACAGGCTAACTCCTGGCTACCTGTAGTGTTGTCATCCTGCTCAAACTGTTCCAGAGCAGACCAATCTACATTCACTGGCATAGCCGCTAGTAGTTCCTCGTACTTCTCAGCGTCTATTTCTTCATACGGAGCTTGCTGATATACATGATCGCTATAAGGCAACAAACTAATCCCACTACAAAGATCAAAGTTTTCCCATATCCACTGTGCTACTTGCAAGAATTCACTATCTGTATAATACACAGTGATGCTTGGTTTATGTTCGCACCAATGGTTTTGGTAAGTCTTCCAAAGCTGTAGCTGCTGCATAGCTCCTACCTGCTTAACCGTGGTACATTTCTCTGGTGACTTTACAGGGAAGCTAAACACTGCTGATGTAGGCGACATAACATCCTGCTCTACTGGGAATCCTGCTTCTCCCATGAAGATCGCAAGCGGGTCTTTTTTGTCGCTACGAACTCTGCGAATGTAATGCTTAGAGAAGCGAGGATGGATACCACTAGCAGAATCGACAAGCTGAGATACAGTACCGCTAGGCTTAACGCATGTAATAGCCGCAGACTGGTTAATGCCAAGCTTTGCAGCCCACTTCTCGTTAGTCTTAACAGCAACATCGCGTATTTGTTCAAGCCACTTCTCCAAGTCTGTGGAGTCACCTTTACTTAGCAGGTAGTGATCCATTATACCTGTCATGCTTACACCTAATAGCGCCTCTTCTTCCGTGTTCTTCTTCCAGCAGTTACGCAGGTAACGGAAGTCTGTCAAGGTAGCCTGTAACGTGCCAATGATGGCTGCTACTTCTGCTTTCTTCTTTAACGTGTCTAGGTCGTCTTCAGGACGCACTACAATCTCTGACAAGTTACAGAACTGGTTACTACGCAGGATAATCTCAGAGCATGGGTTAGTACCAAAGTCTTGCTCACTGTCACGTCTGCCGTTACGCGCTGCAATCTTCTGTGCTGCTACCCGGCTAAAGATACCACGCTCACCTGCCTTGCTCTCGTACATGTTCTGCATCTCTGACAGGAATGATTCAAAGTCTGGCTTCTCAGTGTACGCTACGCTGTTGTTAGCAAGCCTACGATGCCCTTCGTGTCGCCACCAGTCTCCTGACTTAGCCTTAGCCATACGCGGATCAGATAGATTAGATAGGCTAATTAGGGCTGATCTACGCACACCACCGACCACTACAATGTCAGCTATCTTACACACAACATCGTGACACTCAATAGAGGTTAGCTTGCGTCCTGCTGCCTTCTGGAATATCTCTACACAGAAGTTAAACAGGTCAACCAAAGGCTCTGGCCCTGAAGCACGACCACCAAAGGTTTTTAGTCTAGCCCCTGCTGGACGTATGCGGCTCATGTCCCACTGAGGTATCTTACCAGCGTACAGCATAGCAATTAACTCGCGGAACGCTGATGCCCAGCCAATCTTGCTGTCACTAACAACAATAACGGTGTCTGTCTTGTGGAAGGTCTCAGCAACCTCTGGCAGCTTGTTAATGAACGCTCTCTCTACACTAAACCCTACACCTGTACCGCACATCAGAACATACATTAACTCGTCAAAGCTACGCGGTGAGTCAATGTGCAAATAACTACAATTAAATCCTGCTACGTTGTCCTTAGCCAATGCTTCGCCTGCTGTCATCATACAGCGCATTGAAGGCATCACATCCTGGTGCAGGATAGCTTCTTTGAGTAGGTCGTAGTCTTTGCCTTTTAGCTGCTTACGATCTTTAAAGAAGTCTACATAACGTGTTACCGTCTCTTCCCATGTTTCTCGTCTACCTTCCTCTGGTAGCCAACGTGCGTACCTACTCTTGTGTATAAATTGTTGATACTGATCCATTAGTTGTTCTCCTCTGCTACCATGTCTGTTAGTTTGTTTAAGTACCAGCCAGCCTTCTCTAAATCCTCTACCTGCTTACCTTTGTAATCATAGCGCCACAGATACTTAATGCAGTTGCCCTTGAGGTAGCCTTTGAATGCAACACTGGACATGGACTCCTCTATTGCATCAATACACTCTATGTTGCCTGTATTGTAATGGTCTGGGTTGTTTACTAAGTCTTCCACTGCTTCTTCCTCTGCCATGGTCGCCCAAGGCTCTAGTCCTGTTTTCTCTGCTACTTTTCCGTACTTCTGGGTTGCCTTGTCCCACATATCAGGTGTTGCGTCATTGAGTCTCATGTTTAAAATCCTCTGATAGTTCTTCTAGTCTGTCGTTGATGCGGTCACTAAACTTGTTGACTAACTCTTCTGAGCTTATATCTAATATCTCTATTAGTGTTAGTTCGTCTAGCTGCGACATCTTCTCCAATAGTTCATAGTATGTTAGAGGCATCCTAGTCTCCGTATTTCTCTCGCAAGTAGTTTATACTGACTGGCATCTCGTCACAACCACCGTTTTTAACTTCGTTGAGTATCCAGATACCTGACCAGCTTCCATTGGTCTGTGGTGTTAGATAGTCTTCGTCGTGTTGGTAGAAGATACCAGCGAATAAACCTAGCATGTTAGTGCCATCTGCCTTACGCGCAAAAGCAACATCCCTGTCTTGAACATGTCCCATCACACACGACATATACTTCTTCTGTAGCATCAGCTTTGCACTACTGACTGGTCTGCCCATCACACCGCTGGTGAAGTAGTGAGAGTAGGCGATGTCGTCAATGATGACAGGCTCTAAGAAGTCATACACTTCCCATCCCATCTCTTCCAGCTTCAGGTCTTTAAAGCCAATTAGACCGTCTAGTTTAGGGTCTGCATTGACTGCTCTTTCGATGCGGTATTCGTGATTACCTAGAGTGAACACCATGCGAGGATTCCAGCGTTTGTCTTTGTTGCGTATAAGACGCTGCTGCTCTTGTCTGATAGGCTCTAGGAAGGCTTCCATGCCCTGTATACCTGCTTCGATGTCGTTGCTGTAGCGTCTGCCCTCAAAGTTACGAGTACCGCTATCGTAGCTGCTCAGGGCTGGCATGTCCCAGTGGTCTCCGATATGTACTATAACGTCAGGCTTCTTATCTACAGCATACTGTCCAGCCCATCGTAGATGATCGATAGGATTTCCAGGTTTTACTTGTGTGTCTGGTATTACTAGATGCTTAGTCATTGTCATCTCCGTGATGTGCAAATTCACCGTGTAGCTCTTCTCTGGCTTTTCGTACTACTTCAGCAGCCTCTTCTACGTTATCGAAACGACCTAAATATATAGTTTTTTTGTTAAATGTTATACTCGCTCTCCATTTTTTATTTTCTTTTAACCAAGATACTCCTTTATAGCCGCTTTTGTTATTACTGGCTAATTTACTGTTATATCCGTTTTGGCTTCGAGAAGCGGCTCTCAGGTTTTCTATTCTGTTGTCACCAGCGTCGTTATTGATATGGTCTAATATTTCTGGTAGATAGCCTTTGTGCATCAGGAAAACTAAACGGTGGGTTAAATACAGCTTATTATTTATTGCTATTTGATAGCGACCATCAGGACGTAAAGCACCTGCAATACTTCCTTTTCTTGCTCCTTGATTTTGAATTTTCCAGATCAAATTACCAGTTTCTTTGTCGTACTCAAACAAATGATTCAATAAATCTACAGTTAAATCTCTCATTTCTTACGCCTCTTACGTTCTGCGTTAGTCTTAGCAGTGTGGCACTTGTGACACAGTACCTGATACCCTTCAGCTTCTATGAACATTCTGTCTATGTAGGTGTTCCAATCTACGAAGCCTACTGCTGGGTCTACTACTGGGTCTATGTGGTCTACTGCTGCGTTATTACGTCTACGCTTCTTTCCTTCTAGCGGTGGTAGAGTAGCTGGAGAGCCTTTGCCACACTTGGCACACTTGTAAACTCCCCTAGCTACCCTAGCCGCTGACTTAACATCGTGCTTTACACCCCACTTAGCGTGAGCCTGTCGGAGTGCGGAGACGATAAAGGAACGGAAACGTGCTTCTGTCCATCTTCCGTTATTCCTTGGTTTCATTGAAGCTCCATATCTCACCTTCGTATCTACGCAGCCAGAGCATCCTACCATTCTCTATCACTCTGGCCTCGTCACCATCGTACATCTCTACACACTTGTCGTAGAGTTCCTGCTCAGTAACGCAGTCCTTTAATATCTTCTCTGACTTCTTCTCGCCAATACCGTGTATGCCTATGATGTTGTCAATCCTGTCACCCATCAGTATCTGGCGGTAGAAAAAACGTAAGCCTTCCTCTGGCTTAACATAATACTTGCGTTGTTTAACAAAGTTATAGTGCCAACCTGGAATCTGGTCAAAGTCCTTGTCTAAAGAGACCATGATGGCTTTATCACCGTGTGTGGTTCCTGCTATAGCTATGGCATCGTCTGCCTCTTCTCCTTCAGTAACTACAGCAGCCCACTTGTCGATAAGGTGTTGACGCAGTGCTTGGATGTGTACTGGCTTTTCCTTATCCTTGCGGTTTCCTTTGTACTCAGCAGTTACGGCATATTCCTTGCGGAAGTTTCCTTTGCCAGTGAGATACAGAACATAATAGTCTGTTTCCTCGTCTACGTTGAGCTGCAACAGAATGTCGGAGATAAAGCCATCGATGGTACTGATGGCTGTTTTCTCTGATTCCTCGTTGCATGACCAACCTATGCGATAGACTAGAATATCTGCATCAATTAAGATCATAACGCTTCGCCCAAGTCCACATTAGTAGTCTCAGCGTTGCCGCCATAAGGGATTAGGTCAGTGACCACTAGCTTTAACAGTGAAGGGCTACGTCCTGCCTGACCTGCTGGAGATTTCCAGTCATAGTAGCCTACTACTGCCTTGGCTTTAGAGCCGTTGCCTACTAGGATACCTTTGATCTCGTCACCGTCAGTGTCATAGATGCGAATAGGGTGGCTAGACTTTGCAGTGATGAAGTTGCCTTGTCCGTCTTTTTGTCTTACGTTCAAGCCCATCATCTCCAGCGCCTCTACTGCTGCCTTGGATAGGTTAGCTAGGTCTACTTGATACTTACCTGACATACGGTTTACTTCAGTCAGGCTCGACCACATCATGTCTGCTGCTATTGTTACTGGTTTTGCTTCGCTCATGCTAATTTCCTCTTTGGTTGTTTTAGATCACAACTGATCTACATATATTATACCACGAATGGTACGGATTTGTCAATGCGTCTCTGCCCAGTTATTTCCTACATTGTATTCAGCATCAAGAGGGCAGCGCAGGTCTAACACATCTCCTGCATTCCTGATGGCTCGTACTGCTGCTTTGCCTACTACATCAGCAAAATTCTCTGGTACTTCTATCTGAAATTCATCATGCACATTAGCCACTAGCTTGTGCGGAATGTCGTATTTTTGTAAAGATTCTGACAGCAACACCAGAGCCTGTTTCATCACAACAGCACCAGCACCTTGCAATAGTGTGTTAAGTGCAGCGTGTTCACTCCTGACTCGTAAGCGCCTACCGTCCAAACCAGGTAAAGTACCGCCTGCTGAGTGTGTTGCTACCTTCTCTCGTAACTTCGCCAGTGCTGGTGTATTGCGTAGGAACGAGTCTATAAGCTGCTGACCTTCTCTGTAGCCACCGCCTACTATCTGTCCTATCTTGGCTGCACCAGCGCCATACAAGAAAGCGTAGATGAATGTCTTGGCTTGGTTACGATCTGTAAGCCCTGCTGCTTTCATGTTAGCTGTGTGGATGTCACCGCTTAGTATTTCGTTAGTGTATCTCTCGTCACGCATATAGTGTGCAAGCATACGTAGTTCTAAGCCACTGGCATCACAGCCTATTAGTTTATGCCCTTCAGGCACACACCAGAATGATCTACACTCTCTGCCATACGGTGCAGACACTGATGGTACTTGTGCCATGTTAGGGCTGTGGTGCGTCATACGGCCTGTTACAGCACCGTTGGTGATAACTCTGCCGTGTACCCTGCCATCTTTCTCGTGGGTTAGCCAAGAGTCAATCTGTGCTGCTCGCTTCTGCAACATCAGGTACTCGTAGATCATCTTAGCCTCTGGTATGTCAATGCCTTCTAACACCTTCTCGTTGACGATGATAGCGCCCTTCTCAGTTTGCAGCTTAAACTTAACGCCTACACCTTCCAGTCTCTCTGCAATCTGCTTACGAGAGCCTACGTTAAACTCTGTCACCTTGTCCTTCAGTCGCTTCCCTGTCTTCTCGCTCCAGCGTTCCTCCACTATTGGTGGAAACACTTTCTGTAGCTGCTCCGTTATCTGTCGCATCTTGTGCGTTATGTCCTGCCAAAGTAAAGTTGCTTGCTCTACGTCTAGCATGAACCCGTTCTGCTCCTGTTGAGCCGTAATGATAGCGACCTTCTCTTCTAAATCTACGCATTGTTTTGAAAACCCCTCACGCTTCAGTGTGTCAGTTAAGTGCTTGTACAGTCTGGTAGTCAGTGCAACATCTTGCCTGCAATACTCCACCATCTCGTCAGACAGTCCACCATCGTAGTCATCGAAGTCTATCTTGTGATCGCCAAAGCGTTTACCCCAAGAGTCTAGGCTGTGTCCGCCTTCCAGTGATGGATTGTAAAGGCGCGACATGACTAATGTGTCACGCTGCTTTGGTGTCGGTATGTGCAGGTTCCATTGCTTCAGCAGCACTGGTGCATCAAAGCCTACAAGGTTGTGTCCTATAACGCCTGATGCTCGACTAATCAGAGGCGCTAGAGTCACAGCACTATAATGCTCTAACATCTCTCCAGTCTCTACGTCCTGCGTCACCACTACCCAGATATTGTCGTGGCTGGTGTTTGTTTCTATATCCAGCGTAATCAACATAGTATTGCCTCGTTGCGTTGTCTGTGTTGCTGTGTCTGTCATACGGGTTAGTATAGGCTATCTGTGCCTTACTCTCTTGCTGTTCAGCTATCCAACTGCCAATCTTGCTCATATTCTTGACTCTCCATTACTGTGTCTGCTTCTGACCTTAAATCTTCGCGGTCAATGGTGTCTATATCGTCAGTGTAAAAGTAGCAATCATTGCACATATCTAAGTATTCTCCGCTGATTGCAGATTTCCTGGTGGACTCAAAGTCCGATAAAGCCTTGTTACACGCTACGCATCTCATTACAGTCCCTCTTCTCTAATTTCTGTCATTCTACCTGTAGTTTGATCGAATAGCAAGCCACCTGCCTTACCTGTAGTGCCACAAAAGCGGTTCTTCAGTACCCGGACATGGGTGGTGTTTCTCTCTGTAGGATCGTCAGCCTGTCCGTTCCTCTCCAGTCCTATCACCATATCTGATAGCTGTGCAATTGATGCAGAGCCTCTGAGTTGCGATAGACTGCTAACAGCGCCTTCCTCGTGTCCTTTGCCGTCTGGTCTCTTCAAGTGACTAACCATAAACAATGTTATGCCTGTTTCCTGCACTAGCATTCGCAGCTTGGTGCAGATTTCATCTAGCGCCTTTCGCTCGTCACCGTTGCTCTGCGCTGACACAACAATACTAACGTGGTCTAGGAACAGAAACTTTGTATCTAGCGCCTTAGCCATGTAGCGACAACGTGCAATGATGTTGTCAACACTGGTGCTGCCGAAGTGGTCAAACAGATAGAGCCTGTTAGTACCCATCGTCTCTGTGAAAGCCTCCCAGCGTTCTTCCTCTGTACTCTCTACATCTGGTAGGTGCAAGGGCTTGTTAGCTGCTAGAGACATCAGTGATAGCGCAGTCTTCCGCGCATTCTCCTCTAGGAACAATAAACCTATGTTCTCCTCAGAATGCTTGAGTATATGCCACACAATCTCTCTCACAAACTGTGACTTGCCTAGTCCAGAACCAGCGGTGATAGTCACCAGTTCAGCCTCTCTGATGCCGTAGGTTAGCTTGTTTAAACTCTCCCACGGGTACATCACAGCAGACTTCTCTACTGGTCTGTTTACCTCGTCCCACAGTGATGCGCCATTGATGATACCATCAGGAACAAACTTCTCTGCTGCCCAGAATGCCGCTGTAAACTCTCTAACATCGTTGGCCTTCAGATAGTCGCAGGCATCTTTGTGTCCGTTGGTATGCTTCACAATGGCTGACTTACCGCCAAACAGTTCTGCTACCTCTCGCGCTGCCTTTGTTCCTGCCTCATCTGCATCAAAGCATATTACTATCGCCTCAAAGCTATCCAGATACTCGTATGCCGCCTTACAGTCTTTCAGCGCACCGCCAGCACCATTCCTGACACTGACGCATGGGTACTTGCTGCCTTGCATCTGGTATGCCGCTGCTGCGTCAAACTCGCCTTCACAAATGGTGATGTACTTTCCACCGCCATTGAATAGCTGCTGACCGAATAGACCAGTACCTGCCCAGTTACCGACATTGTAAAAGTTTTTGTCGGGCAGTCTGATCTTGGCTGCTATGGGTACATTAGCATCTGACGGATCATGGTAGGCAAAATAGGTTCTGTCTGCCTGATCCAATATGCCATAGGTTTTGGCTGTCGCTGTTGTTAAACCTCTATCAACAATGGCTTGGTAGTTGCCTGTTGTTAGTGTTCTCTCTACAGCACTGAAGTCTGGTTTGGACTTTGGCTCTGTCGATACTGGCACAGAGATATTCCAGGTATCCTCACTGACTTGGCTGCTGGGCGTGTATTTGTGACAACTGTGACAGAATGTGCTGCCGTTGTCGTTGATCTGTAGCGCATCACTGCTGCCACAGTCTGGGCATGGTTGATGGATTTTAGCCACTATTCTATCTCCTCGTAAACTCTGCCATAGCTAATCAATATAAACGGCAGCATCAATAACACGCCCTCAAATGGCATAGCGTAGGTTTCCTCTGTCTTGTTGTTATAACACCACACAGCCCTACTGTCGGAAAATTCCAAGAAAATACCGCAGCCATTGATAAGCTCTATATTTAAACTTCTATTAAATAAAATCATTGCTCTTTGTATCCTTTGTGAAAAATCATATCGTACTCTGCACTCTCAGCAATAAATCTAACAATCACTGCTGGGTGGACTTTGTAGAAGTTAGCAGCCTCTGTCAAGCTAAAAACACCATTACTGATGTCTGCTGCTGCCTTAAACACTGCCTGAACCTCTGGATCCATTGTGCCATTCAACATATATTCTTTAAAAATCATAACGCCCTCCGTAACCATTCTGCTGATTTAGCGTCGGTTTCATTCTCAAACGTCGGCCATATAACGTGTAACCTCTTCTTACTGATAAAATGCTCGTCAGTCACTGTATCGCCAGTGCCTACTCTGTTGCGTAGTGTTGATGGCGAAAAATTAACCAACTTGGCTAACTCGTTCATAGTATACAGTTTACCTGCTACAAGTCTACTGTCTGTTGTTCCATTGCGAAAATATCTTATTTTACGTCCCATCTTTAAAACCTCTTAAATTTATGATAAAATATTACTCTATAGTTCGTTAAAGCCCTTTAAAATAATAATAATTACTTACTAAAAAGCTTTCTATAACCTTCAACAATCTCTTCAACTCTCTTTTGTTGCTCTGCTGCCTTCTTTCGCGCCTCTGCCACTATCCAAGGAGACTCTGGAGTCTGTATAGTCTTTATAGGCGCTTGTCCGTCATAGTCCTCACTCAGCAGGTAGGCGTTAAAGTCGCTAATATATCCTAGTTTATCCTCTGTTCCGTCGAATTCTTTATCCCAAACATCTGTTACTCTACATGGCATTATCATTGTTAAAGCCTCTCTCTAATTGGTTAATGATTACTCTGTCTTTAATGGCCTCTACGACCTCTGCACTGGCACGGTACGGTATTGACTGCACAATGTCAACAAACTCCGCCAGCGCCTCAGTACGGGCGTTATTGTCCTCAATATCTGTGAAATCTAAGCCCTCTCTCATGCGTCACCCCATTGCTGCGCCATAGCATCTGCAATGCCTTGATACGTCTCTGATCTTATTTTCCAGCGGTCAGCACTGGGCGGGAGGTAGTGCATACGCTGCGCTTCTTTTTTAGGCAATGTACGCCACAGCGCCTCTACATCATTTGTGGCGGTAAGCGGTGGCAAATTATGTAACCATAGCCCCGTCTTTTTACTCTCAGCATGTCCAAAATGGTACGGTTGCACATATTGCGTAGGCTTTATTGGTAACACTCCTACGGGGTTCTCAAATGCTACCTTTGGTGCATGTTTTTTTGCATGCTCAAATAGTGCCAGCGTCCATTCTATCGCCTCTACCCTCTCGCTATTCTTTGGCATTCCAGCACCATACCAGCGATTTCCCGACACTGCCAGCGCAGTGCATGGCGGGTGCATTATAATTAAATCCCAGCCCTCAGATATAATAGGCCAGCAATCGCCAGCGTAGTGATATTGGCTATCATCATCAGCCGCTAATAAATCGCAGCTATAGGCATCATGCCCCAGCGCTCTAAATGCTTCTCTAACTTTTCCTGAATACTCACACGCTATTAATACTTTCATGGTTCTGCCTCTCTATTGGTTAAATAAGTCCGCAGCATTTGACAACATTCTCCCCAATGGTTCAACATCCCCAGTGCTATAATGTGACCAGAACCAGGATTTGGGTCACGTTTTAGCCTCTCTGTAGCCTCTCTGTAGTCTCTCTGTTGTCTCTCTGTTGTCTCTCTATTACGGGAAACAGGTTGAACAATAGCCAGTAAACAGAGCCAAAAATATAAGTAGTGAAACAAGGGTTTAAACAATGGCTCAGAATAGCCATAGCAGCGCCTAGATTGCGTTCTAACGGGCTTTAGCGGGCTATTTGATTGCTGGTAAGGGTTTAGCTATTTAAGGCGCTTAAACAGGCTTATATTGGCTCGCTGTTTTTCAGCATATTACAGGCATAAAAAAGCCCAGCTATTACACTGGGCAAAGGATTGCACTACTAGGGGAAATTAGTTTAATTATGTATATAACCGTAAACTGTGCAGCAATCTGTGGCTAATCCAAATAGCGGATAGGCTCTAAAATCGCCACTATCTAGCGAATCAGCGTCATAATCCCAAGTTACAACGTCGCCAAACTGCTCTAAAAACTGGTCTAACAATGTTTCGTCGGTAGGCTCTAAACCCGAAACATCACCGTTGATTAGTGCCGACATAGCCCAGCATGGAAAATTATCGAATGTATATTGTTTTTTAATGCTCATTGTATAGCCCTCTCAATTGCTGGATAATCTCGACGCAATCGCGCCCAATGGTCTAGCCTTTCTCGCTCCTTGCGCTCCTGCTCCTTGCGCTTCTCATTGGCTCTATAGACTGCCGCAGCTGTTGGGTTTAGGTTTACTGTTTTAAAGTAGCTCATTGTCTACGCTCCCATCAAAATTGTTTTTAATTGCTTTACAGTTTTACCCGTTATTGCTGATAACTCTGCCAGTGTGATATTGCTACCGTCATAATATGCTTTTATATCATCATTAGTCATTGTATACATGTTTTAGCCTCCTACCGCTATTATGTCTTTAAACTGCTTTAGAATTTGCACTAGTGACAAAAAAACTATTGCTTTGTGCGTATCATCAACGGCGCGTTGTTTTTTATTACTGCCTTTAGCGCGTCAAAGCGCCGAATAACTCTACCGTCAAGATGCCGTAAATCTGTTTTATCAAAATCAGCTAGATTATCTGGTATTGTCAAACGATCACTTGCAATTAGCTTTGTATTAAATGCCATAGCTATGCGATGACCCGCTGTTACTGCTTTACGCAGTGCCGCTCTGCTTTGCTTGCTGTACATACTGCCAGAAAACGTTAAATCATAGTTTGCAAGCGTATTTTTTCGGACGCGTGATAATTCTTTTGTATAATCATAAAACTGACTATTTGGTCGCGCTTTGTAGATATCGCTAAAATCTAGATCACTAGTGCCATTTAAGCGGAACAATGCTGGCAATTGGTTGGGCTTTGCCGCTTTGCGCTCTGCTTTATCTATCTCTGCTAATACTTTAGACTTGAAATAGTCTGGTCTTAATAGCATTAATATGGTGCGCTTTGTGGCCGCATTCTGGCCAGTAGTCATACCTAGTTGGCCAGAGTCTATTAAGCATGGTTCTTTGCATCCCGCTTTAGAGGCAAACGAACAAAGCGTTTTTACTGCTATTTTATCAGCGGGTTGTAGATACATAACATAGCTATCGTATTTATCACTGACCTTTTTCCAGCTTTGTACTACTGCCGAAAAATTGCATAGGTTTATTTAGATAGTCGATATTATCTATAGCCCATTGTTTGGCATTGTCGTTTATTAGATCGCTAACAGTAATTTGGTATTTTGTAATAATCATTTTAAAAACTCCAAGTAGATAGTGGGTTAGCTAGTATCCAGAAAAACCCTGTATATAGCAAATAATTTAGGGCTGCTATGGTAGACCAGCCAACAGCAGCGACCAGAAAGTCTAGCCGTGCTGCGCGTTTCTGTTGTTTGAGGGCTGCGCTATTCATGATTTACCCCTTAATTAATTGATACATTTGTTCGTTGATAGTCGATGCGCCTAAACCATATTTTTCTGCTATGGCGCTAATATCCGCATATTGATATTGGTCGTATCTATCCATTATTTTATCTTTTGTTATATCCGCGAATTCGCAATAAAAAATCATATGCTCGGGAATGCCGCGCGTTTTGTCATGCATAAGAATTAAAGTAACCGGCCCTTCTTCTTCAAAAATGGGGCAATACTCGGTTGTTTCCATGATGTTATAAATATCAATTATCTGACCGTCTGGCCCATAACCGCGTCCGGTGTTAAAAGTAAATTTTTCCATTTTGCAATCCTCTCTAATTGTAGTTTTCGCCGTGGGCTGGCCTGCTGCCCCGTCTGCCTTACTGCCTAACAGGGTGACATTTTATCAAAGTCAAATAGGATTGCAACTATTCGTGTGACCACATTAGCTATCCTAGTCACGCTATAATCTACTGCTACTTTCTATTATGCGCGCACGTGCGAGTAACATACAAGCTGTTACATAGTCAACAACATAGTGTGACCACATTGGCTAACCTGGTCATGGTAGTGCTAAGTAGTCTATATAGTACCCACTAGCATACTCACACTCGACTGTCCAGCATCTCCAGTGACCAGATCAGCCTATACAGTCACGCCTCAGCCTGTGGATAACTCTGTGGATAACCTGTGGATGACTATCCTGGCTCTACTGGTCACTTTCTAGCCTTGACAATCGCTGTAGTCTGTGCTAAACAGGGACGGGGGAGGGGGCTGGCGTCGCAGGATTGTTACTGTACCCGCCCAGATACAAAAAAGAGTCAAAATAGGCTATTAAAACGGGGGTGCTTATAGCTATAGGCTATATAGCTAAGTAGTTGATAATAAAGGAATAAAAAAGCCACTGCGGAGACGCTGTTATTAACCAGAATCCGCCTATAAAGGAACTGGGGAGAGGTAACCTAGTAACTATTATAACAATAACAGTAAATAATGCTTGACTTTTGCTCAGAATTATGCTATACTAGCTATATAGTTCATTAAAGAGTGTTAAAGTTGTTAAAGTTATATAGCTTTAAAGCTTTAAAGCAACAGAGCGTTAAAGCTTTAAAGCATTTTAGACGTTAAAGAGGAATTTAAGATCAAATAATAATTATTCTTAGCCTTACAATGTCTTTAATGCTTTAAAGCTTTAAAGTCTCTAGTGCTTTAAAGCAACAGAGCGTTAGCGACTATACAGTCTACATAGTATCTCTATAGAGGCAATTCTATGACTGAGAAAAAGAAGATAGGAAGACCTAAGAAGGCGAAGGTGCAGAGTGTTACCAAGGGACAACGCAGAGGCGTTGGTAGACCTAAAGGTGATGCAGCCATCATCAACGAGTATAAAGCAAGAATGTTAGCATCGCCTAAGAGTAAGAAGGTGTTAGATTCTATAATGAATGCTGCGTTAGACGATGAGCATAAGAACCAGGCAGCGGCTTGGAAGATTTGTATGGATAGGTTATTACCTGTCAGCTATTTTGAAAAGGATAAGGCTAGTGGCGGCAAAAGCGCCATTAACATCTCCATTACTGGCGTTGGTGGCGAGACCACCGTCATAAGCGGTAATGAAGAACCCATAGAAGGGGAATACACAGATGTATAGTATCAATAAAGACTTAGACTATTTTACTAGGGAAGAGTTTGCTTGTCAGTACACTGGCGAGAATGAGATTAGTGACAGGCTGTTGCTGAAGTTAGATTTGTTACGCGCACGTTGTGGGTTCCCCTTTGTTATCACGAGTGGTTATCGTTCTGAAGACCACCCCATAGAAGCAAAGAAGGAGAAACCAGGAACTCATGCCCAAGGTATTGCAGCAGATATCAAAGTCAACAGCGGTGTACAACGGTTTAGGATTGTTCAAGAGGCTATCTCGATGGGCTTTTCAGGAATTGGAGTTGCTCGTGACTTTGTGCATGTTGACATCCGCGACCTTGACGATAATGAATCTCCTGTAATGTGGACGTACTAGCTTGACTGATTTAAAGGTTGAGCTACTGCCGTGGCAGCAAGAGGTCTACAACGACCCTACACGCTTTAAGGTTATTGCCGCAGGTAGACGTACAGGTAAGAGTAGGTTAGCTGCTTGGTCGCTAATACTGAACTGCTTGTCAGCCAAGAAAGGTCAGGTGTTCTACGTTGCCCCTACACAGGGACAGGCTAGAGACATTATGTGGCAGATGCTGCTGGAGCTAGGTCATAGTGTTATAGCCTCTAGCCATGTCAACAACCTACAGATTAAGTTTATCAACGGTGCGTTGCTGACGCTGAAGGGTGCTGATAGACCTGAGACTATGCGTGGTGTTAGCCTTAAGTTCTTGGTTATGGACGAATACGCTGACATGAAACCAGAGGTGTGGGAGCAAATCCTTAGACCTGCTCTTGCGGATCAGAAGGGTGATGCGATGTTCATTGGTACGCCAATGGGACGTAACCACTTCTATGACTTATACCAATACGCTAGTGTATCTGAAGATGACTCGTTTAAAGGTTATCACTACACTAGCTTTGACAACCCGTTGCTAGACCCTAAAGAGATTGAAGCTGCTGAGAAGAGTATGTCAGCCTTCTCGTTCCGACAGGAGTTTATGGCAAGCTTTGAGGCCCACGGTAGTGAACTCTTTAAAGAAGATGATGTTAAGTTTAGCGAGGAAGAGCCTGCTGACGGTGAGTATTATATTGCCGTGGATTTGGCTGGATTTGCAGACGTTCAAAAAGTCACTACCAAAACTAAAAGACTTGACCAAACAAGTATTGCTGTGGTTAAGGCTGGCACTTCTGGTTGGTGGGTTGCTAATATCATACATGGGCGCTGGGGCGTTGAAGAGACCGCCAGACGTATCTTCGAAGCGGTACGAGACTATCAACCAGTTGCGGTTGGAATTGAAAAAGGAGCGTTAAAGAACGCTGTATTCCCTTATCTGAATGATGAGATGAAACGCAATCAACGCTTCTTCCGTATAGAAGAACTAACCCACGGTAACAAGAAGAAGACAGACAGAATTGTATGGGCGTTACAAGGACGCTTTGAACACGGCAACATTACATTAAACAAGGGTAAGTGGAATACTCAGTTCCTAGACGAGTTGTTTCAGTTCCCTAATCCATTAGTCCATGATGACTTGATAGACTCCTTAGCATACATAGACCAGTTAGCCAAAGTCTCTTATGCTTATGACTATGAAGAAGAGGACTACGAATTCTTAGATAAATACGCAGGATATTAACTATGGAACTAGAAGGCGCAGACAACTTCACCCTAGAGCAGGACATTGAAGGCTGGGTAATGGACAAGTGTGACGGATGGCGCGATCACTACGAAGCTAACTACTCCGACAAATTTGAAGAATACTACCGCCTATGGCGTGGTCATTGGTCAGCACAAGACCAGACCCGTCAGTCAGAGCGATCTAAGATTATATCTCCTGCGCTACAGCAGGCTGTGGAGTCCTCAGTTGCAGAACTAGAAGAGGCTACCTTTGGCCGTGGTAAGTGGTTTGACATTAAAGATGATGTCAGAGATCAGAACCCTGCCGACATTGCAGCATTGCGTAGCTACTTGGAAGAAGACTTTGCAAAGAACAAAGTTCGTAAGAACGTAGCTGAGTGCCTAATCAACGCAGCAGTGTTTGGTACAGGTATTGCAGAAGTTGTTATAGAAGAAGAAAAAGAAATGGCTCCTGCTACACAGCCTGTTATGGGCGGTGAGCTACAGGCAGTAGGTGTTACCATCAAGGATCGTACGTGTGTTAAGCTGCGTCCTGTTATGCCACAGAACTTCTTGATTGACCCAGTAGCAACAGACATTGACTCTGCACTGGGCTGTGCTGTAGACGAGTTTGTATCTAGCCACTTAGTTGAACAGTTGCAAGAGAAGGGTGTATATCGTGATGTACCTTTGGCAGAAGCCACTACTGACTTTAACCTAGAGCCTGACCAAGACCTTACTAGCTTTTCAGAAGACAAGATTAGACTGACTAAATACTATGGCCTTGTTCCTACGCACTTGCTTAAAGAAGCTATGGCAGACGATGATGCAGAGGAAGTAGTAGAGTTTGACAGCGAAGAAGAAGAAAGCTACTACACTGAGGCAATGGTTGTTATTGCTAACGGTGGTATTCTTTTGAAAGCTGAGAAGAACCCATACATGATGCAGGATCGTCCTGTTGTCTCATTCCCTTGGGATGTCGTTCCTAGCCGCTTCTGGGGCAGAGGAGTATGTGAGAAAGGCTATAACAGTCAGAAGGCGTTAGACGCAGAACTACGCGCTAGAATTGATGCTCTTGCCCTAACCATTCACCCAATGATGGCAATGGATGCTTCTCGTATGCCTAGAGGCGCTAAACCAAGCATACAACCAGGGAAGACCATTCTTACCAACGGCAACCCTGCTGAGATTCTACAACCCTTTAACTTTGGTAATGTAAGCCAGATTACCTTTGCACAGGCACAGTCTCTACAGACTATGGTGCAGACTGCCACAGGCGCTATTGACTCAGCAGGCATTGCTGGTTCTATCAATGGCGAATCCACTGCCGCTGGTGTCTCTATGTCACTGGGTGCTATCATCAAGCGCCACAAGCGTACTCTGATTAACTTCCAAGACTCCTTCCTAATTCCGTTTGTACAGAAGGCTGCTTACCGTTACATGCAGTTTGAGCCTGAGCTATACCCAGTAGCTGACTACAAGTTCCACACTTCTAGCTCACTAGGCATCATTGCTCGTGAGTACGAGGTAACACAGCTTGTACAGTTGCTACAAACCATGTCACCAGATCAGCCTATGTATCCTAAGCTGGTAACATCAATTATTGACAACATGAACTTGTCTAATCGTGAAGAGTTGATTGCTACGCTTGAGCAAGCTAACCAGCCTAACCCAGAAGCACAGCAGGCAGCACAGGCAGCACAACAAGCTCAGTTGGCATTCCAAGCATCACAGACTGCTGCACTTAATGGACAAGCGCAAGAGTCACAAGCAAGAGCGCAGAAGCTGGCAGTGGAAGCACAAGCAATACCAGAGGAGCTTCAGATTGATCGCATCAAAGCAGCCACTGTTAATCTTAAAGCTGGTGACGCAGATGACAAAGAGTTTGAGAAGCGTTTAAAGATTTCAGAGCAGCTTATTAAAGAAAGAGAAGTAGCAGTAAAAGAGGGTAATGTTGCTAGTCAGGCAGCTCCTGCACAACCACAAGGACTACAGTAATGGTAAGCACCAGAGATTTAGAGAACGTAGTAGCTCAAGTAAATGTAAAGTTTGAGGAACTATTTAAGAAGATTGTACAGCTTGAGAAACAAATAGCTGATAATACAGGAGCAGAGAAGAATGCCAGTAAAAAAAGATCCAAGACTAGCTAGAGCTGGTGTAAGTGGTTATAACAAGCCCAAGCGTACCCCTAGTCATCCAAAGAAAAGCCATGTTGTTGTGGCGAAGGAAGGTGACAAAATCAAGACGATTAGGTTTGGAGAACAGGGGGCAAGCACAGCAGGAAAACCCAAGGCGGGTGAATCTGCTCGTATGAAAGCTAAACGTGCCAGCTTCAAAGCACGACACGGTAAGAACATAGCAAAAGGTAAGATGTCTGCGGCATATTGGGCAGATAAAACTAAATGGTAAAATACAAAAATACGACACTTTAATGTAGGAGAAGATTATGCCATACGGTAAAGGTACATACGGTAACAAAGTAGGCAGACCACCAAAGAAGAAGGCAGCACCTAAGAAAAAGCCAGTTAAAAAATGAAAGGTCAGACCCACGGTGGCAAAGGAAGCGCTCAGAGAAAGACAGATTCAAAGAAATTTGCAGCTAACTGGGACGCCATATACAACAAAAATACGACAAAGTCAAGTAAAAATAAGAAATAAAGCTTGACTTTCTTATGCTTTTATGTTATACTAACTGTGTAATTATAACTAACTCAACTGTCCTTATAGGAGAAACAGTGTGATTGATCCAAAACTAGAACTATATTATCGCAACATGAAAGATTTATTCCGTTCAGAAGGATGGAAACAGTTGCTAGATGACTTATCCTCTAATGCGGTAATGATTAACTCAGTAGAAGTAACTAAAGACTTAGAAGACCTGCACTTCCGTAAAGGCCAACTCTCAGTCATAGCGAACCTGCTAAACTTAGAAGCTCAGATTGACACAGCAGAACAGCAGCAACTAGAAGACGCAAAAGAAGAAACAGAATAATGCGTATCATGGTTGAGTTTAAATGTGATGACGGACATATTAACGAAAGATTTGTTGATTCCGAATGTACACACATACCTTGTTTAGACTGTGACAAGATAGCTAACAGAATTGTAAGCGCAGTGCGTTCCAAGTTAGACCCTATCTCTGGCGATTTTATGGGTGCTACCAGACAATGGGAGAGGAACAGGGCACAAAAGCTACAACAAGAGCGCAAGGCCAACTCCTAACCGAAGCCCTGCATAATACACCTCCATAATGAGAATACTCACGGAGTTTAATAATGGCAACACTAATAGACGAGCGTCAAGAAGACGAAGTAGAAATTAACGAACAAGAAGAAGTAGTAAGTCAAGTGACTGAGGAACCTCAAGTAGAGGAAACTCCTCAAGAAGATGACATCCCTGACAAGTACAAAGGAAAGTCAACGGCTGAGATTGTACGGATGCACCAGGAGGCTGAGAAGTTACTGGGCCGACAGAGCAGTGAAGTAGGGGAACTACGACAAGTTGTTGATAACTACATTCAGACACAACTCGACACAACACCAGCAACCCAAGAACCTGAAGAAGATATAGACTTTTTCTCTGATCCCGACAAGGCAGTCGAAAGAGCGATTAAGAATCATCCTTCAATCAAAGCTGCTGAAGCACAAACTCAGCAGTACAAACAGCAGACAGCGCAGTCTCAGTTGCAGCAACGTCATCCCGACATGCAAGAGATTCTGCAAGATAGTAAGTTTGTTGATTGGATTAAAGGATCAAAGATTCGTACTCAGCTTTTTGCACAAGCGGATACTCAGTATGACTACGAAGCTGCTGATGAGCTTTTCACTAATTGGAAGGAACGTCAAGGCGCAGTAGCTCAGACTGTAGCTAACGAGAAAGCAAGCAGGAAAGAAGCTGTCAAGACTGCCTCAACAGGTGGTGCAAAAGGAAGTGGTGAGACAGCAACTCGCAAAGTTTATAGACGCTCAGACATTATTAAACTAATGCAGACCGACCCTGATAGGTATTTGTCTTTGTCTGACGAGATCATGCAAGCGTACCAAGAAGGGAGAGTCCGAAACTAAAATCTCTTTAAGGAAGTATTATCATGGCTACATCAGTATATCCCGCACAAGGCGGAGCAGTAGACAACACTAGCGCAGCTACTTTTATCCCAGAAATCTGGAGTGACGAAGTAATTGCTGCGTACAAAAGCAATCTTGTAATGGCTAACCTCGTTAAGAAAATGAGCATGTCTGGTAAGAAAGGTGACACCATTCACGTTCCTAAACCTACTCGTGGTTCAGCCACTGCTAAAGCAGAAGGTGTTGCAGTAACTATCCAGAACTCTGTTGAGTCAGAAGTTCTGATTAACATTAACAAGCACTTTGAATTCTCTCGTCTGATTGAAGACATCACCGAAGTACAGGCTCTCGCTTCACTGCGACAGTTCTACACTGGTGACGCTGGCTACGGTCTGGCCAAGCAGGTTGACAACGATCTGTTTGAACTGGCTAAGTCTTTCGGTGACGGTGATGGTACTAGCTATGTAAACTCTGGTTCTTTCCAGATCAACACTAGCACTGGTGTTCTTGAAGCTTATGATGCTGACGGCACTGCTGACATTGGCGCTTTCTCTGACGCTGCGTTCCGTGCGCTGATTCAGAAGCAAGACGATGCAGACGTTCCTATGGACGGTCGTAGCTTCATTGTACCACCTTCACTGCGTAACGCTATCATGGGTATTGATCGCTACACTTCTACTGACTTTGTTAATGGCAAAGGCGTAGAGACTGGCAAGATTGGTAACCTGTACGGTGTTGACGTATATGTTTCTACTAACGTACCTACTCTTGAAGCAGGCGTTCGTGGCGCTCAGTTGATCCACAAGGACACCAATGTTCTTGCAGAGCAGCAAGCTGTACGTTCACAGACTCAGTACAAGCAGGAGTTCCTTGGTACTCTCTACACTGCTGACACTCTGTATGGCGTTCAAGTCATGCGTCCAGAAGCAGGCTTCACCCTAGCTGTACTTTAAGCTAAACTGGGGGATTCTTCGGAGTCCCCCTTTCTTCTTTATTCTTTTCTTTTGTTTTCGTAGGAGCTACAATGGCTATATTTAGAGGTGACGGTGGTGCTGGTGATAGCAACAATGATGCTACGCTATTGGCTGTTACACAACAAGCTGTCATAGCTACTACGAAAGCAAGTGATGCAGCCGCTAGTGCTGTTGATGCAGCTAACTCTGCAACTACGGCTACTACTAAAGCAGCCCAGGCAGCTGCCTCTGCTACTGATGCGGCTAACAGTGCCACAGATGTTGCAGCTTACGCAACAGCAGCAGAGAACTCAGCAACTGCCGCAGCAACATCAGAGACCAATGCAGCTACTAGCGCTACAGCCTCTGCTTCAAGTGCTACAGCAGCCAGTGCCTCTGAGACAGCCTCTAGTGCCTCTGAGACGGCTTCCGCTGCTAGTGCTACCACAGCTACTACTAAAGCGTCAGAAGCCGCTACAAGCGCAACCAGTGCGTCTACGAGTGCTTCTACAGCAACGACTAAAGCATCAGAGGCAGCAACTAGCGCATCTAACGCTTCTACCTCTGAAGCCAATGCGGCTACGTCAGCATCTAATGCTGCTACTTCAGCTACTGCTTCTAGTAATTCAGCTACAGCATCAGCAGCTTCTGCAAGTGATGCAGCTACTTCAGAAACCAACGCTGCTACTTCAGCAACTAATGCAAGCAACAGCGCCACAGCGGCTAGTACATCAGAAACTAACGCCAGTAACTCAGCAACAGCAGCGGCTACTAGCGAGACTAATGCAGCTACTAGCGCCAGTAGTGCGTCAGCAAGTGCAACAACTGCTACCACTAAAGCAACAGAGGCATCTACTTCCGCAACAAGTGCGGCTACATCTGCTACTGACTCAGCTAACAGTGCAACCTCAGCAGGTACTGCACAGACTGCCGCAGAAGCTGCGAGAGATGCAGCATTAGCTGCTTTTGATTCGTTTGATGATCGTTACTTAGGGCAGAAAGCGAGCGATCCTACAGTAGATAACGATGGTGATCCACTAGTAGCAGGCACTTTATATTTCAACACCACTGACGATACAATGAAAGTGTACGAGGGAAGTCTATGGGTAGCTGCTTATGCTTCTTTATCTGGAGCGTTGCTTTCTGCTAATAACTTATCAGATTTAAATAACGCAGCTACTGCCAGAACCAATCTAGGGTTAGGCACAGCAGCCACTACAGCGTCTACTGATTATGCTACTGCTGCTCAAGGCAGTCTAGCTGATTCTGCTTTGCAATCTTTTACTGAAACTAACGATTTAACTGCTTCAGTAACTTGGACTAATGTACCTGACGTAAACATTACTCAAAGCAGCGTAACTCAACACGAAACAGCCTTTACTATAACTGAGTCGCAGATTAGCGACCTTGGTGCTTATTTAACTAACAACCAAACAATTACCCTAACAGGTGATGCATCTGGATCAGGCACAACAAGCATTGCCGTTACTGTTGCAGATGACAGTCACAATCATATTATTTCTAATGTTGATGGATTACAAACCGCTTTAAACGGTAAGGTAGACGACTCGCAAGTATTGACTAATGTTCCTTCAGGGGCTGTGTTTACTGACACCACTTACTCTGTTGGCGATGGTGGTCTTACTGAGATCAACTTTACTTCTGCTGATCATACAAAGTTAAACGGCATAGAGACAGGCGCAACAGCAGATCAAACAGCCTCTGAGATATTGACAGCTATAAAGACTGTAGATGGCTCAGGTTCAGGATTAGATGCTGATTTGTTAGACGGACAGCAAGGGTCTTACTATTACCCAGCAAGTAACCCCAGCGGCTACACGACTAACACAGGGACAGTAACTGAGGGAGGCACTACTTTTAATGGCACTTACCCTCTTACAGTGCGTACGTCAGCAAATGTTATTTATTCGCATCCTAACATTACCTTCACTGGGGCAAGCAATACCTTAGCAATTTCAGGCAACACAGTTTGGCATGCAGGCAACGACGGCTCTGGTTCTGGTCTGGATGCAGACACTGTAGATGGGGTTCACGAATCTACCTTCATGCGTAGAACTGCAAACTCCGCGCTTAACATGGTTAATAACAATATCACCAATGTTAATCACCTTACCTTTAACGATGCAGGCGCTAACGAAGGTTTACAGTGGTTAGGTGGTAACGATTGGAGAATATTTGAATCACCTGATAGCCTGACTAACGCGGCAGGTAATCTTCAGTTTACCACTGGTGGCACTCGTAGGATGACTATCAGGACAGACGGAACTTTAGATATTCTTGGTGCAAACATAGTAGTTGACACCAATAAAGGTTTTGTAAACTCTGGGGGTTGGACAAGAAACGCAACACCTTATGGTTACATAGACATTGGCCCTGCTAATACTAGCTATGGTCACATCTACACAGACCGACCTAGTTTCTACTTTAACAAACAACTCCGAGTCTTAGGAGACACCGTCTGGAATGCAGGTAACGACGGCTCAGGCTCAGGCTTAGATGCTGACACTGTTGATGGATTACAGGCTAGTAGTTTCGTACGCTCTGATGCTACTGACATAAAGACTGGCACTCTTAATCTCAGAGCCAATCTTGACATGCGCGATGACAGCGCCACTGCTACCCGTTACGTTCATCTACCAAGAAGCGGCGGTGTCACCTTTTATGGCGATGGCAGCACAACCCACTCTATAACCTCAAGAAATAGCAGTAATAGCGCAACGGATGATCTTCTTATAAGCTCTTACGGCGCTGTGTATGTTGCTCTGGACAGGAACAACAACGACACCGGTACTGCTAACTTTGTAATTACTAAAAACGGAACGACTCAAGAACTCTTCAAGGTTGACGGTGAGACAGGTGCGGCGTATGTTAATGGAAGCACAGTCTGGAACTCAGGCAACGACGGTAGTGGCTCTGGCTTAGACGCTGACACTGTAGATGGGTTGCATGAATCTACGTTTATGCGTAGGAGCGCTAACTCTCAGCTAGACATGAACAACAACGACATCGTTGGCGTTGATCAGATTGTCCACGAAGGTGACACCAATACCTACATGCAGTTTCACGCCGAAGATCAATGGCGAGTGGTTACTGGCGGTGTAGAGCGTTTAGAAGTCAATAATAGTGCTGTTACAATTCCTGGAACGCTTAATGTCCGTGGTGCTATCGACCTTGCAGACAGCGACATTCTACGCTTTGGAGGCGCAGATGATGTAGAGTTTTTCTTTAACGGTAGTCACTTTTACTTAGATTTAAATTCAGGCGGTAATAACTTTTACATACGCGATACTACTACAACTCGCTTTACCTTTGACGATGCAGGTCACTTCACCGCTACCGGTAACGTCACTGCTTATTCTGACAGAAGATTAAAGGATGACATCCAGCCAATCAAAGGTGCATTAGAGAAGGTAGGCACACTTAGCGGTAACACTTACCAGCGTAATGACCTGCTCGACAAAGACCCTGACAGACGCTACGCAGGTGTAATTGCACAAGAGGTCGAGGTTGTATTACCTGAAGCTGTATCTGAGTCAGAGGACGGCACTAAGACTGTAGATTATAACGCAGTGATTGCGTTGCTAGTAGAGTCTGTTAAAGAACTCAAGGCAGAGGTTGAGCAACTGAAGGGCAACGCCTAATGACTCTTGCAACGTCAGGCACAATGTCTATTGGAGGCACGACTGCTACTAGGTCTATTAACTTAGAGCTGGGTAGAAGTGCAACGGCTAATTCATCACTGAACGAGACTGACCTGCGTTCATTAGCTGGGGTGTCTTCTGGCGCTATTAGCCTTTCTAACTTCTATGGAAAGTCTAGCTCACTAGATTCTCAGACAGTGACTGTAGGCTATCAAGCAGGTAGTCAATATGTAGCTTCGCAGTATGGATTTACTAACTATATTTATACGTATGGGTCTATATCTGATGGCACAAGTAACCTGTATAGCGGCGCTTCAATCACAAGATTGAGCTGGAATACCTACAACATTGTTCAATTATTCATATCAGGCAATCGGGCAAACTCAGGCTGGACATCAATGTCCATTAATGGGCAAACATTTACAAGGTCAAGCGCTACATATTCTTATGTTTCGGACAATAACTATACACAATGGTACTGGCAGAGCGTAACAACTAATCCTTTCGGAACCACAGTGGGCGCAACAAGAGTAGCGACATGGGTATGATTAGAGAATACACAATTAGAGTGTCTGAAGAAGATGTTGCTGAAACATATGCAACATTAACTAAAAACGGCGTTTACATTGAAGTTCCCAAGGGCGAGAGAAGCGAAGAAGAAACTCAACTTCAAATTGATAATGCATTGTTGCACACTGCTTTAGGCGAATTTCGTATATCGCAATGTAGAGATGATGTTTACTGCGACAAGGTTATTGTGCGGCAGGATTACACTACCGGACTTGATGAAGGGCAGGAGCTAATACAAGAGTTGCAAGCGGTATTTCCTGACTACGAAAACTGGAACAAAAACAAACAAAGCATGGCGGGGCGTTACACTGCATATAGGGAGCCGTATTCTAACTCTGGCATTAGTTTTTATAACTTTGGGGATACGCCAAGCGAGTCGTTGTTGTTAAGTTTTAACACGTCTTACCCTAACAGCAATCTACTTAAATGGTACGGGCTTAAGTTTGATTTAGACACAAAGCAGGTTATGCTAAAAGTGTTGCTTGCAGAGTACAGCGGCGAGAAGCCAGATTTGCCGTATAACTCGAGTAACTTCTATGCAGTCACACACAACCAAGACGGCACAGAAAGTGAGTGGGTAGATTGTTATGTATACGCTACACCTAAAAGAATTAGAGAATTCTGCGCTGAAAAAGGATTATCGTACCCACTGCCACCAACGACTCACACAGACTGTGACGTAGTTTGGTGCTGGGGCTTTGTGTTTAACAAGACCACTCTTGAATATGGGCCAGTAAAAGCCTACGCAAGATACAACATACTTTGAGGATTTATCATGGCAGTAACATATGAACTATTAGAGCAGTACACAGGCACTCGCACAAATGAGATGCCTGACCCTGATAACGAAGGCGAGATCATAACTGAAGAGACTCCATGCAGGGATATACAGGTGCGCTTTACTTGTGGAGACACTGACTGTGTCCACGAGCGTTCGGTGAATGTGTGCTTTGATGCTGAGGGCGCTTACGATGCTGACGCTACCGACATCCGTATTGGTCAAGTCGCTAACGGTGTAGCTAACAAGATTGCTTGCGGTGTGATCACTGCCTCCAGCTAAATAGACGCAATTTAGAGGAATAAAAATGACAACTATTGTAACAAAGAACAGTTCAACCGCAGCATCAGTACCTACAACTAATGATCTAGTACAGGGTGAACTTGCGGTAAACGTAGCTGATAAAAAACTATTTACTAAAAACAGCGGAGGTACTGTTGTTGAACTAGTAGACGGTGTTAAGCTGGCAGGTATTGAAGCAGGCGCAGACGTTACAGATACAGCTAACGTAACAGCTGCTGGTGCTTTAATGGACACTGAAGTTACTAACTTAGCCGAAGTTAAAGCCTTTTCCTCTAGTGATTATGCTACTGCTACTCAAGGCACAACTGCTGACGCTGCTCTTCCTAGAACTGGCGGTGCAATGACAGGTGCTATAACAACCAACAGTACCTTTGATGGACGTGATGTATCTGTCGATGGTACTAAACTAGACGGTATTGAGGCAAACGCAACTGCTGATCAAACAGCAGCAGAAATTCTTGCGGCTCTTTTAACTGTAGACGGCACGGGCACAAACCTTGATGCAGATAAAGTAGATGGTTTTGACATTTCTACAGCATCTACAGGCACTGACGCTAACACTATTTACTTTAGGACTACACCATAATGTCTATCTTTGTAGGGTCTAATGACATAGACGATATTGTCATAGGAACAGCTAAAAAAGAGTCTGTTTTTATAGGCTCTAATAGAGTATGGGTGCGCCCTGCTTTATATAATTTAACTGTAGGTACTTCTGGTACTTTGATGGATGGTTCTGTTTCTTGGGGGTTCAGAAAGTTTGGCAGTAGCTACGGCAGTCTCGTCTATGTTCCTAATCACAACGCTTATCAATCAAATTGGTTTAAAAATTTAGGAGACGTTGGTCAAGGTGATGATATTGACTATTTATTTTGGAATGGAGGAGGAAGCTCTTCTAGTAAAGTACAGCTAACAATAGGTTCTACTTCAACCCCCGCTTTTCAAACTCCAAATACAGACGCTACTTTTAGTAAAATGACTATTGATGGTACAGTTTTTAATAGAGCAGATGCCACGTATTCTTACAGTTCTGGAAGTAATTTTTCAAGCTGGCTATGGACAACTTCTACTAATCCTTTTGGAACTACAACAGGTGTAGTAAAAAGAATAAGGTTTGATAAACCATGATAGAATATACAATCAAAGAAGATACTAACAATATACTGGCTTGTTTTATTTCAAGTCTTTACACAATGGAAGTAAACATTACTGGCATGACAGATGAAATAGAAATACAAAATAAACTTAGTTCTGCTTTAGAACGAGCTAAAGAAATAGATAATAGAGAAAAGTAAATGATTGATCCTATTACCGCCATCAGCATAGCCACTAACGCCTTTGGCACGATCAAGCGCATGGTAGCTGCTGGTCGTGATGTGGAAGATACATTATCACAAATAGGACGCTGGTATGGCGCTGTAAGTGATTTAAATGAATGTCAACGTAGAGCAGAAAACCCGCCCTTGTTTAAGAAGATTGTTGCATCACAGTCTGTTGAGCAAGAAGCAATGCAGGTATATGCTCATCAAAAGAAAATACAGCAACAGGAGAAAGAACTCAGAGAACTTCTGATGTATTCCTATGGCCCGAATGGCTACAAAGAGTTAGTAGAGTTACGTAGGAAAATTAAAGAGCAACGAGAAAAGACTATATACGCTCAGGATCGTAGGCGTAAAGCATTATTCTGGAACACTATACAGATCGCAGGCGTTGCTGTATTAGCCACTGGTCTTTACTTAACAATATCTTGGATTATAGGACAAGCAAATGGATAGCTCAACAAAAGACGTACTAGATGTAGCAGCAGGCTCTACAGCGATATTAACGATGGCAGCCTGGTTGCCGCCAGCAGCGTCTTTGCTGACTATTGTGTGGTTAGGTATTAGGATTTATGAGTCTGACACTGTGCAGAAAGCAGTGCATGGTAAGAAATCACTTGACAAACAAGACTAAAGCGTGTATAATATATGAGTATTTTAAATAGTTTAATAGGGCCAGTGACAGGACTCTTAGATAAATTCATTGAAGATAAAGATAAGAAAAATGCTATCGCCTTTGAACTAGCTACTATGGCTGAGAAGCATGCTCAAGAATTAGCTAAAGGTCAGTTAGAAGTCAACAAGACTGAAGCAGCACATAAGAGTTTGTTTGTTGCTGGCTGGAGACCTGCTATAGGATGGATATGTGGACTAGCCTTATTCTATTCTACTATCCTAGCTCCAATACTAAACATCTGGTTTACTGTCCCGCCTGTTGATAGCTCATTACTCACAAGTGTACTGATGGGTATGTTAGGCTTAGGTGCTATGCGTACAGTAGAGAAGACTAAGAACGTACAGAGAGAACGATAATGGGTGCAGGTTTTGGTGACATAAATAGAAGAATTAATAACGCAGTTACTGCTAAAGCATCTTTGCGTCCTTCTTCGTCTGCTGTGCAAGGCGCTAACATTAGTCAGGTAACTGAGACTCCTGAATATACTGGTACACCCTATCAAGGAGTTGTAAGTCAAAAGTATAGCTCAGGAAGCACTTACGAATCTCCTGAAGAGGCGTTCGCTAACTTTGGGTCTTTTATAGAAGGGATACAAGGAGACGTACAAAAAACTGCGTCTAAGTATAACTACATGAACTATGACCCGGGCGATTTTGCTAGGGCAGGTTATAGTGGCCCTACAGGGTTAAGCAATGCTGCTGCTTCAGATGCCGCTTCTAAGTATATATTAAAAAATAAAATACCTCCTTCTATAGAAAAAGACGGCCAGACTTTGTATTTAACTACAGGTTTAGGCGAAGACACATTAGCTAAAACTTTAGGCGATGACTATAAAGCTTCTGGTAGTTATAAAGCCCTTGGCCCTGTAGGTACTTACTCAACAATCTACCAAAAACCAGAAAGTATTTTCTCAAGCATTAACCCTATTGTTAGAGCAGCCCTTAGTGTAGCTACTGTCGGTCTTTCTGAAGGTTTTATAACAGGCGCTAAAGCAATAAGCGGAGAGACTTTACATGGTGGAGATTATCTTTCTTTAGCTGTTCCTGCCCTACAGAAAGCAGGAATGTTAGTTCCTCCAGAAGCAGGAGCCACAGGCGCAGCAGCGGCTGGTAAAGGCATAGCAAATCTAGGATATGCTGACTCTGTTGGTCTATTGAGCGCAGCAGCTACGGGCGATCCTACAAGCTTTATTGTAGGTAAGTTTGGTAACGAAGCCCTTGACAAAGCATTTGAAAACGTCCCTGTAGACTCAGACTTGCTAGGTAGATTCCAAGCTGATGATGTTAAAGCAGGTATGGTTAAAGTAGTTGATAAACTAGCTGGCGGTGCAGACTTTGACGAGGCTCTTGTTTCTGGCTTAGGCAAGTATGTTACAGAAGGCGGTGGTTTAAACTTAGAAGGCATGGACGTTGACTTAGGTGTTGTTGAAGACATTGCTAGAGCCGCTGTACGTCCTATAGGGCGCATAGGCACAGCCGCAGCTAAGTTTGTTGAAGAGGCTATTCCTGATGTAGACACTAGCGCCTTAGACCCTATTGAAGAGGCTATTAGACAAGCAGGTAGAACAACTGAAGATGTTGTTAGAGCAGGCGGTAGAGCCGTTGACGAAGCTGTTATACAGCCTACTAGAGAAGTAGCTAAAGCTATTGACGATGCTGTTATACAGCCTATTGGAGACGCTGCTTCTGCTTTAGATACTACTATTAGACAAGCACTGCCTGATATTAACATACCTAACTTAAACCCCAACTTAGGTCATTTTAGGCTGGTGTCTGAAACAGCTGCTCCAGCAACACAGCCTTCTGCTACACGGACAACAGATGCTTTGTTTGGTGATGAGTTATTTAAGTTTAAAACACCTATGGAAAGCACACAAGAGCGCCTAGATTACATTGACTTGAACAGTCCTTTTGATCAGTCACAAGAATTAGAATTAGAACTAACATATCCAGATCCTACAGAGGAATCTGATGGTTTTTTTGAAGGCACAATTTATGAGCAACAACCACGGAGTTACATTTTCTAATGACTTACTTACAACTTGTTAATAGCGTATTACGCAGACTGCGGGAGGACGAAGTAGACACTGTTGGTCAGACTTCTTACTCTAAACTTATTGGTGAGTTTGTCAATGATGCAAAGCGTACAGTAGAAGACGCTTATGATTGGACTGCTCTTCGTACTACACTGACTGTGTCAACCACAGCAGACACGTTTAACTATGTACTGACAGGATCACAGAATAGAATGAAGCTGTTAGATGTTATTAACGACACTTCAGACTGGTTTATGACTTATAAGTCTTCTCGTTGGATGGACAAGTCTTTTTTGATTGAGACACCGCCTATTGGTTCTCCACAGTTCTATAGTTTTAATGGTGTAAACGCTAATGGCGACAACGCTGTTGATGTTTACCCTAAGCCTAGCGGAGTATTTCAGTTACGCTTTAACGTGGTCTTACGTACAGCAGACTTTACAGAAGACGCAGATAAGATGACTGTGCCTTCCTCACCAGTTATCCAACTAGCCACTGCATTAGGTGCTAGAGAGCGTGGAGAAACTGGAGGCACTAGCGCAGCAGAGTTGTTTGCACTAGCAGATAATACCTTGGCAGACGCTATTGCTATTGATGCGTCACAACATCCTGAAGAAACTATCTGGTATTCGTAAATGGCACAACAACTACAGAACATTACAGTAGCAGCTCCAGGTTTTTTTGGGCTGAACACTATGGATTCTCCTATAGGACTTAACCCAGCTTTTGCGTCTGTTGCTGACAACTGTGTTATTGACCAGTACGGTAGAGTAGGTGCGCGTAAGGGCTGGGTTGCTGTATCAACCAACGCCTCTTCTCTATTAGGAAGCAGCCGTGGTATAGAAACTGTCTACGAGTTTATTGATAACTCTGGTGATAAGTATGTTATATCAGCAGGTAATAATAAATTATTTACAGGCACTACAACACTAACGGATGCTACACCGACAGGGTACACTCCTACAGCTAATAACTGGAAAGCTGCTAGTTTAAACGATCATGTCTACTTATTCCAAAGAGATCACGAGTATGTACTAGGCACAGACCATGATGGTTCGTTTGTGTTGGAAGAACATTCAGCACACGGCCATGCTACAGGTATTCCACCGCAGGCTAACGAAGTTTTAGCAGCCTATGGTAGACTCTGGGCAGCCGATGTTACAGGTAACAAACACACTGTTTACTGGTCTGACCTGCTTAACGGCCACCACTGGACAGGTGGTACGTCAGGTTCGTTAGATGTTACTACTGTATGGCCTACAGGCTTTGACGAGATAACGGCTCTAGCGGCTCACAATGGCTTTCTAATCATCTTTGGTAAGAAGTCTATACTTGTGTACTCAGGTGCATCCTCTCCTGCTACTATGACGCTTACAGACACTATAGAAGGCGTTGGCTGCATAGCTCGTGACTCAGTACAGCACACAGGCACTGACATTTTGTTTTTGTCTGACTCTGGTGTAAGAAGTTTTGGCAGGACTGTACAAGAAAAGTCTATGCCTATGCGTGACATTAGTAAAAATGTACGTAATGATATTAACAAGGCAATACTTGCTCAGACAAACCCTATTAAGTCTATATATAGCGAAGACGAAGCATTCTATCTCTTGTCTTTTAGTGAGAGTAATCTTGTGTATTGTTTTGATATGCGAGGCCCGATTGATGAATCAGGGGCGCATCGTGTTACTACATGGACAGCTGTTGATCCTTTGTCTTTTGCTGTGTTAGAAGATGGTAGCATTTACATAGGTAAAGACTCAGGCATTGTTAAGTACACAGGCTATGTAGACGGTTCATCTTCTTATCAGCTAAGTTACTTTAGTAATCCTATGGACTTTGGTAACGCAGCTAACTTAAAGTTTTTAAAGAAGTTTAACTTGACGCTTATAAGCAGTCCAGCTACTCCAGTTACATTAAACTGGGGCTATGACTACACAGAGTCTTATACTAAACAAGCATTTATTTTTTCAGGTACAGCCGCCAACATTGCAGAGTATGGTATAAGTGAGTACAACACTACTGCTGAATATACAAAAGGTACTACAATACAAACGCCTAGAGTAAACTCTTCTGGTAGTGGTGAAGTAGTTTCTATTGGTCTTGAAGCTCAAATAAACAACGCAGAATTTTCTATTCAAAAAATTGACATACACGCTCTACTAGGGAGACTTATCTAATGTCTAATTACACAAAGACAACTAACTTTGCTGCAAAGGATTCTCTCCCTTCTGGCAATGCTGCTAAAGTTGTTAAAGGTACAGAGATTGACACTGAATATAATAACATTGCAACAGCAGTGGCTACTAAAGCTAATACCGCTAGTCCTACTTTT